CTGTGGGAGTTGTCCGCCTACGCGATCGTTTTCGGCCAGTTTGAGAACGGCAACAAGGAATGGGACTGGGAACGTGGTGTATTCCTAGAACGGAAGAGGCCTTAGCGTGGTTCAAGTCGGTTACATCCTGGTGAATGGCACCATTATTGGCTCCATCCAGCAGGAGAGCGACGGCAGACAATCTGATGCCTTCGTTCCCAGCCTTGATGGCTACCTGCCCAGGGGGAGGGCGGATGCACGGCCGTCAGGGTTAGGTGAGGAGGGCGCGCCTAGTGTCCGGCATCCGCACAGTGGCGCGCCCTCCGGCAGATCCCACGGGCATTCCGGCATGCCCTCGGCGCAATCGTCTGGCAAGCCTTCCGGGAAGTCCTACGCACCATCCCAGGGAGGCTCGCCGTTCACCCAGGGATCGTCCGAAACGGATAAGGCGATCCAAGACGCGTCGCGCGCCCACGACCTTGATCCGAATACCATGCGTGCCATTGCGTCGATCGAGAGCAGCATGAACCCGTCGAGCAATGCAAATCGCTCGACGCAGTACAAGGGCCTCTACCAAATAGGACGGAACGAGTGGCAGCGCTTCGGACAGGGAAACATTTATTCCGCGCAGGACAACGCCATGGGCGCGGCAAGGATGTTCGACGCGAACCGCGCGCAGTTCAAGCAGCGCTTTGGCCGCAACCCGACCGACACCGAGCTCTACATGATGCATCAACAGGGCTTAGGCTTCTACACCCGCGGCGCGATGACGAATATTGGGGGCAACCCCTATCCTGGGATGCACGGGGCGCAGACGCACGAGTCTTTCGAGGCTGGCTGGGGCAGGGAAGTAGCCCGTCGCAAAGGCCATTTCGAAGCTGTCCATGCACCGCAGCCGGCGGCTGCCTCTGTCACCACTTCCGTTCCTGATCCGATGACCGAACCCATGTGAGGAGTGCTTCATGAACCCCGCCGCGACACAGTCTCCGCAGTCCCAGGCCATCTACGTCGCCAACAAACTTTTGTCCATGGCGGCGCAAGTCATGGACCTCCACAATGATATCCGTGAGCTCGACCTGCAGTGGACCGACGACAACGTCGCGAACACGCTGTCCAACTTGCACACGGTTCCTGTCAATCTTGACGGATCACTGGGCACGGTCAACGATGGCATCATTGATCCCACCCATCCGATCAACCCGACGGTGTACCCCACCTTGTCCCGTCCCGTCAGCGCGACGCAACTCGGTCAAGTCAAGACCATCCTTGACGGCTTGTTTGCCTACATCGAAGGGCAAGCTGTGGCGACACAAGTCGGCGCGCACGCTATCCTCAACGCAGTACTCAACGGGTAGTCCACTCGTGATCAGGGCAGCGGATCCAAGAAGGATCATTCGTCTATGGCTCAGACACCCCAACAGCAAGCGATCTCTATCGCGAATGGTTACCTGAGTGTCGCGCAGGAACTGATTACGGTATACGAACGATTGAGATCCCTCAACGACCAGTGGACCGACTACAACGTCGCTTCACTGCTAGCCCTCATGCAGACCATTGCCGTCAACGCCGATGGTTCCTTTGCCGCCGTTCCGGATGGTTCCCCCATCACGACTAATCCGATCAATCCGTCAGCCTATCCGGCATTGCTGCGGCCAGTCAGCTCGCTGCAGGTGAGCCAGGTCAAGACGATCACGGACGGCTTCCTTTCTTACGTCGGAGGCCAGGCGGTGTCGACTCAGGTGGGAGCGCGGGCCATACTCCACGCCGTCATGGGTGGTGGGTGATGACCACGTATAACCTTCTTACCTTTGCGGCGCTGCTGGATGTGGCGAACCGTAGCATGGAAGCCCACATCCACGATGGACTGGACGAGGCGGGAAGGATTGTCCGAGACGAAGCGCAGCGCGTCCTAGGCACGTACGAGTACGGCTGGCCTTCCTTGGCCCAGTACACGATCGACAAGAAAGGCGCGGACACGCCTGGCCTGGAAACCGAAGAGATGAGGGACACCCTTGCCTACCAGGTGGACGGCTGCACTCAGGTCCAGATTGGGTCGGACATGCTGCGCGCTGTCTTCTTCGAGCTCGGCACGCCTAGCCAGCCGCCGCGCTCCTTCCTTGCAGGGGCACTGACCAGGAAGAAGGATGAGGTCCTGCACGCCATCGGTGGACGCGTCCACGGGCGGCTGATTACGCCGTGAGTATCCCCGCCAGGGCAATGAGGGCCAAGATGGCCAGGATTGTCTTCAATACCGCGATTGGGGTATCCGGCCGCGGCCGGGAGCCCGCCGGTAAGGTTCTAGCCAAGGCCAGTATGGCATCAGCCCTTTCCAGCGTGACGCACAGGAGGGGCTCCTGGAGCGCTAGGGCAGCCAACTCAATGGCCACGATGGCCCCGGAATGGCCGTAGTGGAACCATTCCCCGTTTCCCCTGTAGCGCCCCAGGAGGGAATGGGCCTCCTGTTCTATATTGGTTCCGTCTCCCGGGGTGGCAGCGAGGTAGCGCAGCCGCAAGGGATAGGGCGACGCGGTGCCCAATGCCGCCAGGCGGGCCCGGGGGTTCGTGGTGATGCCGATTTTGACGAGGGGTCCATTGCCACTCACGGCTTCTATGGCGTAAATGAAAGATCCCTCGACGGATCCGGTGGGGACGGATCTGCGAAAATCTCTAGGCTCCAGCACGATGCCGGGGCGCACGAGACCCCAGAACAACCGTGGGCCGGAAAAGAAGAAATGCATCCAGCCCGTCTAGCATCGTTCGGCGACGAAAGCTAACCCATGGACGCCCAACGGCAGAAGCCGGAGTAACGACAATCGACGTATACAGAATTGGCGTATCGATCCTCGCAACCAATGGTGTCTCTCCCGTACTAGCGGCCATGTCCGGCCAGATGCGGGGACTTCACAGCCAGGTGGCGGGGATTGGCGCAGGCATAGGTGGTTGGGGCGTGGCACTCGGCGCCGTGGGCGCGGTGCTGGCTGCAGGTGCGATTGCGGAAGGATTGCTCGTCATCGCGAAGCACGGCGGCGAGGTCAATCACCAGCTGGAGCTCATGAAGACCGCCGGCATGACGGTGGTGGAAGTCAACGACAGCATGGCGCAGGCCATGAAGACGAGCGGCACCGTCCTCACGACCACGCTGTCTGAAAACCTGCAGCACATTCGGGAGCTTCGGTATGCGTTTGGCGAGACGACCACCGCCATCCAGCATCTGGACGAGATCGCCAAGGCCAATTCGATCCTCAGCAACGTGATGGCAAAACACGGTGTACAGGGCAACACGGACCAGGTGTGGGAGCTCGTCAAGGCGCTGGAGAGCAAGGGTGAGACGTACGATCCCAAGGAGTTCAGCTCCTACGTCAACACGATGACCAAGGTCGTGCAGGCAACCGGCGGCAAGGTTACGCCGCAGATGTTCATGGGCGCGTTCAAGTACGGCCGCACGTCCACGCTTGGCTGGAGCGAGGAATTTGTTGGAGGCGCGTTGCCGCGGCTAATTCAGGAGTACACGTCTGGCAGTGGCGGCGGTGGCGGCGGCACGGGCGGTCCGGGCAACGCGCTCATGAGCATGTACGCGAAGATCGTCCAGGAGCAGATGAGCAAGAAGGCCGCCGAGGAGTTCGAGCGGATGGGCCTGGGCACGGCGAACCACATCAAGGGATCGGGTGCGTCCACGCTCACGGGCGTCCCGGGACGGGACCTGATGATTGCCAATCCGTACGAGTGGGCACAGCAGGTCCTTATGCCCGCATTGGCCAAGCACGGTGTCACGAGCAAGGAAGATGTTCTGGCTCAGCTCTCCAAGATGTTCCAGGTGCGCACGGCGAGCGACATTGCGGCCAAGATGGCCCTGCAGGGACGCTACATGGAGGGGGAGAACAGCCCGTTCGAGAAGGACATCCGGCTTCAGCAGCTACCTACGGGTCTGCCCGCCATGGAGGAGTTGTCTAAGCGCGACTACCCTATGATCATGAAGGAGTTCAGCCAGCAATGGAAGAACCTCCTAGAGACGCTGGGCTCTCCCTTGATGGCACCGGGAGGTCCGGTCATCAAAATGATGGCGTCCCTTGCAGAGGCGTTGGGAAAAATCGGGCAATTCGCCGGTTCCAACATGGACAAGGTGACGGCGTTCTTCAACGTGCTTGGGCAGGTTATCTCTATCGTCTCGAGGATTGACGCCGCGGTCCTGTCGGCCTTGCCGATCATAGTCGCGCCGTTCAAACTCCTTGCGGATATCCCGTGGGAAAAGATATCAAACGGCCTGGCGTCATTCACCTCCGCAATCACGACGGTCGCGGACAAGGTCCAGGCGATCGCCGGACAACTCCAGGGACTGTTCGGCGGCGGTGCGGGACCGAAGGGGGAGTTCCAGAAGAACCTTGACGAGGCGAACAAGAATTACGTGCCGATGAATTTCCATCCAGGCAGTCAGCCGTTAAAGGCCTCGCCGATCAGCCTGACGCTCAACATGGATGGGCGCACGCTCGCGCAGGCCATGAGCGAGCAATTGGAGTATCTGTACGAGCACGCCACGGGCGCTCCGTCCTACGACGGCAGTCGCAAGTTCATTCCGGCCGACGGCGGAATGATAGGGACCTGACATGGCCAACGACACGCTAAGCATCGCCGGCGTTACCTTCGATGGCTTCTCGACGCCGGACGCCATAGGGTCCGGTGGCAAGCAGGCCATGGTTATCCACAAGTTGCCCGGCGGCTCCCGTGTCATCAACACGCTCGGACCGGACGAGGACGACATTTCGTGGAGCGGCAAGTTCTTCGGCGACAGCGCGTTGGACAACGCGCTCGTTCTGGACGGGATAAGGATTGCCGGCAGCGTCGTACCGTTGACCTTCGCCGGGCAGTACCGTTCAGTCATCGTCAGTCACTTCGTGTATAAGATCCGGCGCTACCCCGTGTGGGTGGAGTACGAGATCACGTGCGTGGTCTACCAGAACCCTGCGCTCGGCAACCTGTCCGTGTCCTTGGGGGGACTCGACGCCATGATCATGTCGGACCTGTCCTTTGCGGTGTCATTGCTGCCATGACCATTCCCGTGAACATCAGTACGGCGTTGCTGTACCTGCAGTCGGAGGTGGCCGCGGCCGTGCCGCTGAACACCGCGACCTCTGCGAGTATTCGCCAAATGCAGATGGACGCGGCCAATCTGCTGGATAGCATCCAGACAACCCTGACAACGCCAGGCGTCTTGGACAATTGGACGGCCCCTACGGATGCCGCAAGTATCATATCCGGTTTCCTCAACGTGATGTCTGCCTGCGATGATCAGCAGCGGCTGGCCCTGATGAGGGGCATCATCGGCAGGGCCACCAGCAATTTGGATCAACTCGTATGAGCACGGCCTTCATCGCGGCAACCGTTCCGGCGAAAATCGTCCAGGCCTCCCACACGACGCTGTTCCACATCGCGTTGAGGGAGGCCGGCGACGCCATGCAGTGGGTGGAGATCGCGGAGCTCAACGAGCTCGTCGACCCTTGGATTACGGGGAGCCAGGATATCCTCATCCCTAACACCTTCCCACCGATCCATCAGACGGGGATACTAGGCCTGTAGGATGGCACTCACCGCAGGGGCAGGACCACATTTCGCCTGGATCATCGTGAACGGTGGCACGTTCCCGGTGGAGCATGGCAGCGTGGAGCAGCACAAGACGCGCAAGACGAGCACGTTCTCGGCTGTCGTGCCCATGTTCTATCCTGGTGCAGAGGCGGCGTTCGCGAACCTCGGGGACAATGAGGTCACGGTCGTCGTCAGCACGATGGGCATGGAGGGCACGCTGTTTACCGGCGAGGTCGACACGACCGAGTTCGATTACATCGGCAGCGTCATCAGGCTGACGGGCCGGGACAAGAGCGCGAAGCTTCACGAGAACAAGACGAGCGAAAAGTGGCAGAACAAGAAGGGC